GGGATATTTAATTATTTTTCTTCATTATTTCATGCTGCAAGTCAAAAATATTTTTCTGAAATATCCTTAAATAACTTTAAAATGTCATTTAGTTTCTGTGCCCATAGTGATGACAGTTCAGGAGTAATATTTGGTAAGAAATATGAGGAAATGGTTAAACAAATGGGACGATATGAAATATTCCAAAAATGTTGTAATCATTTATTTTCAATGAAAAAGTCATGTATTTCATCTAGAGCAATGGAGATGATCTCTATAATGTATATAGATCGTGAGCTTACACCAATGACACATAAATTTTTAAGCGGAGTAACTTTTGAATCTAAAGGATCAGGATATTTGGATGACATTTCTTCAGGAGTTAGTAAATTGATTTCAGTACATAGTAATGGAGGCTCATTAATACAATGTTACTCCACTATTTTAGCTTACAATGAACTTGTTAGGAAGGCTTATCATATAACGAATGACTTGAAGAATTCAAAAGTTCCTCTAGCTTTAGGGGGGCATATAAATATGCATCCATTGCACATTATAATATTAGGGTCACTATGTCAGGAAACAATGCTAGATTTGATTGAGACTAATGAGGAAAGGAATTTTAGGTTAAATTTTTGCAATTATCTGACAGATGATTATATTTCAGGATTTGGAACAAATCCACAATATCAATCTCCATATTATAAAACCCATATAAGAACATTAGAATTAAATAAGGAAGAAAGAATAAAATTGAATGCTTTATCTATGTTTTTAAGTAAGGGTACAGCTTCAGACTTATTGAATTACTTTAATAAATTGTACGATAAAAAATTCACTTTTTCATTACTTTCAGTAGACACCAATCAGTTGTTATTAGCAACTTTGTTTTACAAAATGAAAATGGTTACTGATAAGGGAGAGTTTTGGGACTTAAAAAAAGTCAATGATTATTATAGAGCTAAATTTGTTTTTAATTTTGAGTTAACAAAGGATTTAAACAAAATAATTGGGAAATCCAACTTTTATTCATATCTATATAATGCTGAGAGAATAAAATTGAAGCTAGATGATTTTAACATTTACATGGATAAAACAGTTAAACCCTTAACATACAATACATTAGATATGTTAGGTGCTAAAATTAAAAGTAACATAGTAAATAAAGTTTTGGCTATAGAAATGTGTCCTGAAATTAAAAATATAACAAATGAATATGAACACATTGAGTCATGGAGGAATTTTATTTTTTCTGTTATTCCTGGAGAAGGAAACACTAAATTAAAATTATTGGCAAAGATGGTAAATACAGATGAAAGTCACATTAGAACATGTTACATGTCTCTGCCTTCTAAAATAAATATAGATACTATTGAAAGATTTTGGTCATCAAATTTGATATATAATACTTATACAAAGTATATATCTAATGTAAAACCCCAACTCCATGCTTTACCACAAATTTCTCCTTGGTTAGTTTCAAATGAACATTTAAAGCATCTCTATTTAAATTTTAGAATTATTGATTCTTTAATAAAGATAAATAAAACAGAAGAATGTGATGAAGTTATAAAAAATTACTCAGAATGTAGTAAATGTTCTGATCAGATAGGACTTTTATGGTTGATTGAATTCAAAAACTTGATGAAGGAGAAACCAAGCAATTATAAAGTGAATATACCGTTTGCGGTTTATAACACAATTCAAAAGAGAGGAGTTAATGTTTGGTATGGACAATGTGAATTTGAACTTTATATAGGAATGTCAAAGATTGAGCATAAAATAATCGATGGTGAAATATTTACTAAATGGTATTGTTCTGATGAAAATGAATTGGTTTATTGTTGGGTACTATATAAATTTTTCACAGAAACTAAAGGAATCAATCAACCATATACCAATTTTGATAGATCAGGATTAAAATATAGATTAGGATTTAATGAGGTTGGATTGCCTGCAATAATTCATCCAAATTCTCAAGGGATCTTTTATAAAAACAGTGAAATAATAATAACAGAAGTATCCCAACCAATTTTGAATTATTTACAAGGGAAATTTAGATATGGTGATAAAATAGCTGATTTTAATCTTTACAGTGTTTATGATATAAATAAAGACTTTTATGATAAACACAATCTTTCTAATTTAAGGGGTAAATTATTCCCGGAACTTTTAAAAGTAAATAATGATGAAATAAGATCAAAATTTTATTTGAGTAAGCTTTTCAAAATATTAAGAAATGATGAATATCAAGGTAGAAATATAAGATTGAAAAGAAAATATGAAAACAACGGACTTTTAGGCCAAGATGGTTCATTCACAAGAGCACTTGCAAAAGCAGAC